AGATAGTCAAGCCGCGGGCAAATGGGAAACAGCACAAGGTGGTGAATACTATGCTGCTGGTGTTGGTTCGGCCATCACGGGCCGTGGTGCGGACTTGTTGATTATTGACGACCCACACTCGGAACAAGATGCGCTGAACGCGGATGCTTTAGAGAAAGCCTACGAATGGTATACATCAGGACCTCGTCAGCGTTTGCAACCAGGCGGAGCAATTGTATTGGTTATGACGAGATGGAACAATAAAGATTTAACAGGTGCATTACTAAGATCTCAAAGAGAATTAAAATCAGACAAATGGGAAGTGATAGAGTTTCCTGCAATACTACCATCTGGCAAACCGGTATGGCCAGAGTTTTGGAAACTAGAAGAATTAGAAGGAGTCAAAGCTTCTCTTAGTGTAGGAAAGTGGAACGCGCAATGGATGCAAAATCCAACTGCGGAAGAAGGATCCATCATTAAACGTGAATGGTGGAAAGTGTGGGATAAGGATTATGTACCACCCTTACAGCACGTCATTCAAAGTTATGATACTGCGTTCTTAAAAAAAGAAACAGCCGACTATAGTGCCATTACGACGTGGGGAGTATTTTATCCTAATGCAGACTCCGGTCCTAATTTGATTTTATTAGATGCCTTTAAAGAACGATTAGAGTTTCCTGAGTTACGAAGAAAAGCATTAGAACAATATCATTATTGGAAACCAGAAACAGTAGTCATTGAAGCTAAAGCTTCTGGATTACCACTTACCTATGAACTGCGTAAGATGGGAATACCCGTAATCAACTTTACACCGTCTAAAGGAAATGATAAACATTCTAGAATAAATTCAGTAGCTCCGTTATTTGAATCTGGTCAAGTATGGGCTCCTGATAGTAAATTTGCAGAAGAGGTAATTGAGGAGTGTGCAGCATTTCCGTATGGAGATAATGACGACTTAGTCGACTCAATGACTCAAGCGATAATGAGATTTAGGCAAGGGGGATTCATTCCACATCCAGAAGATTATGTAGATGAGCCTTTACCACAAACGGAAAGAACCTATTATTAATGGTAAAAAAACTAACCACGACTATTCCTCCTAAACGAGGACCTAACCCACAAGGCTTGAATGTTCCGAAAAAACAAGCTAAAGTAATTAACTCGAAAAAATATGGCAAAAAAAAATAAAAACATTATATCCATTAATCCTATGCAGGATGATTTAGAAGAAGGAATTGGAGCAGCAGCCTTAGAACGTATGGGTGCACCAGTCAAAGCTGTTAAAGAAGCACTCAAAAAAGGTGTTCAAGCGGTTAAAGAAGGTAAGAAAAAAATAGGAGAGAAACTTTATAAAGCTGTAGGTGAAAAATCTAAATTCAATAAAGCATTAATGGATAAACCTGAAAGAACGACAGCAGCAATGGTTGCTGGAGTAGGAGCACGGACAAAAAAGAAATGGGATGAAGGTGGATATGATAAAGATATAACTGAAACAGAAGGTTCATTCAAAAAAGGTGGATTAGTTAAAAAAGGAAAACCTAAATTAGCCAAAAGAGGCTGGAGATAATTAATGGCAACTATAGACAAATCATTACCTAACACTTTAATGGAAGAAGAACTTCTGAATCAAAATCCTGTAGACCAGGTAATTCCAGAAGAACCAACTTCTCCTAGCGATGTAGAAGTATTAAACACAGAAGATGGTGGAGCAGAAATTTCTTTTGATCCTAGCAAAGTAGAACCAGCTGCTGTTAGTCATACTTCTAACTTAGCAGACTATGTTGATACGACTGATTTAAATAGATTAGGAATTAAATTATCAGAAGACTATGAAGAATACAGAATGTCTAGAAAAGATTGGGAAGATACCTATAGACAAGGATTAGATTTATTAGGATTTAAATATGTAAAACGAACAGAACCATTTAGAGGAGCGAGCGGAGTTACTCATCCAGTTTTAGCAGAAGCAGTTACTCAATTTCAAGCACAAGCGTATAAAGAATTATTACCAGCAGACGGACCAGTCCGTGTTCAGATTTTAGGTGACATTAGCACCGAGAAACAAGATCAAGCCAATCGTGTTAAAGATTTTATGAACTACCAAATAATGGACCAGATGAAAGAATATGAACCGGAATTCGATCAGATGCTTTTCTATCTTCCCCTTAGCGGATCGACATTCAAAAAAGTTTATTACGATGAACTTTTAGGGCGAGCGGTTTCTAAATTTATACCTGCCGATGATTTGGTAGTGCCCTACTCCGCAACTTCTTTAGAAGATGCAGAAGCCATTGTTCATATTTTTAAAATAACTAAAAACGATTTACGCAAACAACAATTATCTGGTTTCTATTCTGATGTAGAATTATTAGATCCTGCAATTCGCGAAGATGAGATCGAGCAAAAGGAACAAGAAATCGAAGGAATCAAACAAACCAAAGAAGATGATATTTATACTTTGTTAGAGTTTCATACGTATTGCGACATCGAAGGTTTTGAAGATATGGATCAAAATGGTGAGCCCACTGGAGTTAAACTGCCTTATATTATTACTGTAGAAGAAACATCGAAAAAGATTTTATCAATTCGTAGAAACTATGCAGAGAATGATCCTAAGAAAAATAAAATTAATTATTTTGTACATTTCAAATTTTTACCAGGACTTGGTTTTTATGGTTTTGGTTTAATCCATATGATTGGTGGATTATCTAGAACAGCTACGACTGCACTACGACAATTGTTAGATGCAGGTACTTTAGCGAACTTACCAGCAGGATTTAAGTCTCGTGGAATTAGAGTGCGAGATGATGCACAACCTTTACAACCAGGAGAATTTAGAGATGTAGATGCACCGGGTGGAAATATTAGAGATAATTTTATGCCTCTTCCTTTTAAAGGACCGGATCAAACTTTACTGACCTTGATGGGAACGGTCGTTCAAGCAGGTCAACGCTTCGCGTCTATCGCTGATGCACAAGTAGGCGATATGAATCAACAGGCAGCCGTGGGCACCACGGTAGCACTCTTGGAGCGCGGATCGCGTGTGATGTCTGCTATTCACAAACGATTGTATGTAGGATTAAAACAAGAATTTAAATTATTAGCAGAAGTATTTAAAACTTATCTTCCGCCTGAATATCCTTATGATGTTCCAGGGGCTACGAAACAAATTAAGGTTCAAGACTTTGATGACAGAGTAGATGTATTACCAGTAGCAGATCCTAATATCTTCTCTCAAACACAACGAATTTCAATGGCACAAACACAATTGCAATTAGCACAATCGAATCCGCAAATGCATAATTTGTACCAAGCCTATAGATCTATGTATGAGGCTATCGGAGTAAAAAATATTAATGCTATTTTACCTCCTCCACAACCACCTCAACCAATGGATCCATCGTTAGAACATATTACTGCTTTATCGGGAGGACCATTCCAAGCGTTTGGTGGACAAGACCATAGATCTCATATTGATGCTCACTTAAACTTTATGCAATTAAATTTAGTGAAGAATAATCCAATGGTAATGGGTGCAATGCAGAAAAATATTTTAGAACATATTTCGTTAATGGCTCAAGAACAAATTCAGTTAGAGTTCCAACAAGAATTACAACAATTACAAATGATGCAACAACAAATGCAAATGAATCCACAAATGGCACAAAACCCACAAGCGAATCAACAGATGCAACAACTATCAATGAGTATTGAAGCAAGAAAATCTATTTTAATTGCTGAGATGATGAAAGATTTTATGGAAGAAGAAAACAAAATCACTTCTCAATTTGATGGAGATCCATTAATTAAACTTAAATCTAGAGAAATAGATTTACGAGCACAAGAAAATGAACGTAAAAAACAAGAAGCAGAAGATAGAATCAATTTAGACAAGATGAAAGCTATGATGAATCAAGTAACGCAAGATGAAAAGCTTCAACAAAATGAAGATTTAGCTAAATTGAGAGCCGGAGTATCCTTGGCTAAGATGGGGGTACAACAAGCCAAAGTTAATTTTGGTGGAAGTGGACAGTAAACAATGAAACAAATGAGTAAAGGTCAGAAAAAAGTAGGAAAAGTGATGAGAGAGTTTAAAAAAGGAAAACTTCACAGTGGAAAATCAGGCAAAATTGTGAAAAATCCTAAACAAGCTATTGCTATTGCTTTATCTGAAGCTAAAATGAGCAAAAAAAGGAAATAAATTATGAAAAACAATAAAAAAAACAGCAATTCTTTTAAAGAAAAGCCAGTTGAGATGACAAATCCAAATGAATCTCAAAAGGATAAAGTAAAAGGACAGAAAAGAATGCTAAAAGAAAAACAAAGAACAGCTACTTGGTACTAGTTTTATGCTTGCTGCATTAGGAACGATTGCACCGCTAGCTAAAATGCTATTCTCTACGGTGGATAAAGCTATCCCAGATAAAGATTTAGCAGAAAAATTAAAAGCTCAGCTTAATACTCAGTTATTACAATCGTCTACAGAAGAGTTAAAAGCTGCAGCTTCTATTGTAGAAGCAGAAGCTAAATCCCACTGGTTTGTATCTAGTTGGAGGCCTCTGTTGATGTACGTTCTAATTTTTATATTGGTATGGAACTATGTTGCAGGACCAGTGATAAAGATATTTACCGGAACTATTATTACTTTTGAACTACCTGGGGATGTTTGGACGTTATTAAACATTGGATTAGGTGGTTATGTAGTAGGTCGTTCTGGTGAAAGTATTGCTAGAACACTAGCCAACAAAGTAGAAAAATAGTATAAACAATCAAGGAGAACAATATGGAAATACTAATTAAAATAAAAAACGCAATTGTTTGGGTGGCTTGTAAAGTCCTCAATGCAATACAATGGGTGATTTGTAAGATATTTAAAATCATTCCTTGCAAATGTAGTCACGACTGTAACTGTAAAAAAGAGAACAAATAATGCCTACACATTTAAAAAAAGTACCAGCAAATAAAAAAGGTTTAAAAAAACTTCCAACTGAAGTTAGAAATAAAATGGGTTTTTTTAAAAAAGGTGGAACAGTTAAAAAAGGATATCATAAAATGCCTGATGGAAAAATGATGAAAAATTCTAAACACAAAGGTAAAAAATAATGGCTACAAAAAAGAAACCAGGACTTTGGGCTAACATTAATAGAAGAAAAAAATTAGGTATCTCAAGACCTAAATCTAAATCTACTATTTCTGCAAAAGCATATGCAAATATGAAAGCAGGATTTCCAAAGAAGAAAAAATAATGGCAGGCTTAGGAATACATAAACGAGGATGTGGTAAAGCTAGAATTGCAATGGCAAGAGGAGGATCTCCAGCTTGGCAACGTAAAGAAGGTAAATCCGAATCAGGTGGATTAAATAGAAAAGGAATAGCTTCTTATAGAGCAGCTAATCCTGGTTCTAAACTTTCTATGGCTGTTACTACTAAACCTTCTAAATTAAAAAAAGGTTCTAAAGCTGCAAATCGTAGAAAAAGTTTCTGCGCTAGAATGTCTGGTATGAAGAAGAGACTCACATCGGCAAAAACTGCTAACGATCCCAATTCTAGGATAAATAAGTCTCTTAGAAAGTGGAATTGTTAATGGCCATAGATCCCATAACCGTAATCTATAAAACTCAAAAAAACCTTCAAGAAAGACTCCAAACTATTGGAGACACAATGATTGGAGGGGGTGTTGACAATATGGAGAAATACAAGTATTTACTTGGTCAGGCACACGCCATACAAATAACATTACAGGAAATCTCTATCCTGCTAGAAAATAAGGAGCAAAAAAAAGATGAGCAAAGAGGCGCAGACAATATCGTCAAATTCGACAGAAGTACCGAAGATTAAATTAGGTCTTCAAGACAAATACGAAGAAGAATCAAAAAAACAAGAATTCATTTCAAGAGAATCTAAAAAAATAGATGAAACTAATGTCGCATCTATTGTAGACGAATTACCAGAACCATCTGGATGGAGATTATTAGTTTTACCTTTTACACCTAAAGATAAAACTAAAGGAGGAATTTTAATTGCACAAGAATCATTAGACCGATTACGAATCGCAACCAATTGTGGTTACGTTTTAAAAATGGGTCCATTGGCTTACAAGGATAAAGATAAATTTGAAACTGGTCCTTGGTGCAAAAAAGGAGATTGGGTTATCTTTGCCAGATATGCTGGCTCAAGATTACCAATAGAAGGTGGAGAAGTGCGAATACTAAATGATGATGAAGTTTTGGGAACTATCAAAGATCCCGAATCTGTTCTTCATCACATTTAAACCATAGGAGGAACTATGCAAGAAGCACAAAAACAAGAAAATATGGTTGATGTCGGCGAAGAAGAAGGAGCCGAAATTAATCTAGAACAGGAGAACAATGAGCAGGCAAAAGAAGCACAAGAAGAGAAAATTGAAGTTACCACTGAAGATAGTAGTAAGTCCGATGACACAACTTCGGAACCTGCTGAGCAGTCTAATGTTCAACCAGAAAAAAATGATGAACTTGAGAAGTATAGTGAAGGCGTTCAAAAACGTATTGCTAAACTTACAAGAAAAATGCGTGAAGCAGAAAGACAAAAAGAAGAAGCCATTGCTTTTGCGCAAGCAGTTAAAAAAGAAAAAGATGAAGTAGAAAAAAGATTTTCTACTTTAGATAAATCTTATGTATCTGAATTTGAAAATAGAGTTAAGACTAATTTAGCAGCAGCTAAATTAGCACTTAAAAATGCTATTGAGAATCAAGATATAGAAGGTCAAATCAATGCTCAAGAACAGTTAGCTTCTCTTTCCGTAGATGCTGCTAGATTGAACGCTGTTAAAGCAACTGAACAAGAACGAAAAGAAGTAACTATTACTCCTCAACAATATCAGACAGTTAATACATATAACGGTAAAGAAGTACCGCAAGATGTACCTACTGATGAAAAAGCTGAGGATTGGGCAAGTAAAAACAAATGGTTTGGTAGTGATTCTGCAATGACTTATACGGCTTTTGATATACATAAAAAGCTTGTAGAAACTGAAGGATACGATCCAAAATCAGATGAATATTATGAAGAAATTGATAAAAGAATTAGACTTGAATTTCCTCATAAATTTGCTAAAGTACAAGATACTTCTACAGAAAGACCTAAACCGTCTCAAACTGTAGCGTCAGCTAAACGTCCGAGCGCAACTGGACGCAGAAAAACTGTGAAACTCACACCATCACAGGTAGCAATTGCTAAAAGATTAGGTGTGCCACTTGAAGAATATGCGAAACAATTAACAACACTCACGAAGGAGGTATAGGCATATGGAAGATAAAAATATAAAGACCACTCGTGCGAGCCAAAGTAGAGAAAAAACAAAACGACCTCAAACTTGGACTCCACCATCATCTCTTGATGCACCGCCTGCGCCGGAAGGATTCCGACACAGATGGATAAGAGCCGAGACAATGGGCTTTGATGACACAAAGAATATGTCCGGTAAACTAAGATCAGGATTCGAACTCGTAAGAGGAGACGAATATCCGGGATCTGAATATCCAGTTCTGAACGAAGGAAAATACGCAGGAGTCATAGGAGTTGGAGGCCTATTGCTGGCTAGGATACCTGAAGAGATCGCAAGATCACGTGAAGCTTATTTTGCAAAACAAACTAAGGATCGCGACGATGCAGTAAATAACGATCTAATGAAGGAACAGCACCCAAGTATGCCGATCAATAGTGATCGACAAACTCGTGTAACCTTCGGTGGTACAAAGAAGAACTAATTATTTAGTAATTTCTGAGGAACACCGATCAACTTAAAACTTAGGAGAAAACAAATATGGCAAATACAAACGCCCCTTTTGGGTTTGTTCCAGTTGGTAAAGTTGGTCAAAACGCTGACAACCAAGGTCTGTCATCGTGGTACATAGCTGATAACTCTAGTACTTCAATCTATCAAGGTGACTTGGTAGCATTGCAAAGTTCTGGATACATTAGCCAAGGTACTGCGTCTGACCCTGCGTTAGGCGTTTTCTGGGGAGCTTTCATATCGAAAGATCCTTCAACAGGAAAACCAAAATATACTAACTACTATACCCAAACAAACGTAGCAACAGGTGAAACTATTGAAGCTTTCGTATACGACGATCCGTATGCAAGATTCTTAGTTCAAGCTGATGCTTCAATCGCTCAAGCTGATGTCGGATTAAACTTCGACGTTAACGTGGGCACTGGTAGCACAATCAACGGCCAATCAGGTATGACTCTAGATGTTGGTACATCTGGAACTTCAAGCACTTTATTGGTTAAGTTTTTTGGCTTTTCCAAAGAAATCGGAAACGATTCAACTTCAGCTTATGCTAAATGCATTGTGCAAATCAATGAGCATCAGTTGAAACAACCGACTATAGGAGTATAAGATATGGCTATATCACGACAACAACTAGTTAAAGAACTAGAGCCAGGTTTGAATGCCCTATTCGGCTTGGAATATAAAAACTATGCTAATGAGCACGCTGAAATTTTCGACACAGAAAATTCTGACAGAGCTTTTGAAGAAGAAGTAATGCTTTCGGGCTTTGCTAACGCTTCAGTTAAGCCAGAAGGATCTGGAGTGTCTTATGACAACGCTCAAGAAACTTTCACAGCTCGTTACACACACGAAACAATCGCTTTAGCATTCTCTATCACTGAGGAAGCTATCGAAGATAACTTGTATGACAGATTAGCTTCTAGATATACCAAAGCATTGGCTAGATCTATGGCTAACACTAAACAAGTTAAAGCGGCTAACGTGTTAAACAATGCGTTCAGTTCTACTGTACAACCAGGTGGTGACGGTGAAGCTTTATTATCTACAGCTCATCCAATCATTGCTGGTACATTCAGTAACACTCTTGCAACTGCAGCTGACTTAAACGAAACATCACTAGAGCAGTCTTTGATAGACATCGCTGCTTTCGTTGATGAAAGAGGTTTAAAAATTGCTGCTAGAGGAATGAAATTAATCATCCCTAGTGAACTTCAATTCACTGCGGACAGATTAATGAAATCTGCGCAAAGAGTTGGAACAGCTGACAATGATATCAACGCAATCAAAAATATGGGGATGATTCCTCAAGGTTATGTAGTTAATCACTACTTAACTGACACTGATGCGTTTTTCATCAAGACAGATGTACCAAACGGAATGAAAATGTTTGTTAGATCACCTATCAAAACTTCAATGGAAGGTGATTTTGACACTGGTAACGTGAAATACAAAGCTAGAGAAAGATACAGCTTCGGTTGGTCTGACCCTAGAGGTATGTTCGGTTCTCCAGGAACAGCATAATCCTTTTACTAATGGGGCAGGCTTGACCTGCCCCATTAACTTTGATATTGAAGAAGGCGTGAGAACCTATCTAATTAAAATTTTTACTAGACCATTACAAACCAAGTTCTATATGGACTCAGAAACAGAGATTAATTCTGTTGAAGAATTACATAAGAAATTGATTGACTTTCTGGGAAAAAATAAGTTAGAATGGGAAGAGAATTTGTTAAAATACTCAAAAGGCAAATTCTATATAACCTACGAGGAGGTTGAAATTGGTAAACAGCGCGATGTTACTCTTCGCCAAGAAGTTACAACTTGAGTCCAAATGGAACGAAATGTATCTTCATAACAGTGGCAAGATAACGACTGAAATGCTTCAACTTGGGGATGAGATCAAAAAAGTTATTAGATCTATCTTAAAAGAACAAGAAGAAGAAGCTATTAATTACGCAAATTCTACGGACTACGAAATACATCCGTTTGCAGGCTAATTAAGAGCTAATATTATTGGTATAAAAAGTGTGTTTAGACTACGGGATACCTTGCACTTCTCTATAATTTTCTATATATTCTAATCACTATACATAAAAATATTCTGCATAGACGAGTATAGTCGACAGCCTAGAGACTATGTGGAATTAACTAGGAGGATAATACTATGGCAAATAAAACAACTTTCACTGGATTCGTTAGATCGAATGGTGGAGATAATTCAAGAACAACTTATGCTGGTTCAATACCTATGCAGGCTCAATTTTATTTTGATCCTACTGCGGTTGCAGGAACTGATGCACAAGTATCAGCAACTGATACAAGCAAAGTTATTCTTCCAAAAAATACAGTAGTCACTGGAATCACTTTTAATGGTGCAGCAACTGGTGGTACTAGCCCAACTATTGATATGGGTTACACTGATTATGATGGTGGAACAGGCTTTGTTGATATTGATGGTCTATTAAATGAAGGAGTTGCCGATGGAGGTATCAAAACTGTATGGGGTGGTGATTCTACTTCAGGTGCTTCTTTAGGAAACATTGCTTTACCTGCTACTGAGATTATTAAAATCGTTGGTGGAAAAGGTGCTTCAGCAGCAACAGGTGGAACAATTACTGGA